TGGCTTTGGAGCAAGCAAGAATGCAGATGTACTTGGTTGGATGGTATCGCTTGCGTAGGTTTGCTGCATAAGTATCGGCTCTGGTATTGGCTCATCGGCAGGAAGCTCGTATGTTTGCCCCCACTGATTAGTGCAATATTGCTTGCCAAAGATAGTGAATTTTGTCATTGACTGATACACCACTTGAGGCTCGATGCGAATAGTATGATGATGCGTATGGACTTTGCAGCCAAGACCTACCACGCACCCTGCATCGAGTGTTGTGATTACTGAGTCTCTTCCTTCATCCATTGTAGTTAGCTTTAGGTATGTATCCTGCTGCCACCATTGCGGCCACAATAGCTGCAAGTGTCTCTGTCGTTATCTGCTTAAATATTAAAGCAAACACGCTCGACAGAATCACCAACGAGCCAACAGTTGGCCTCCAGTGCTTAACGAAAATATCAAGCACTTGCCTTGGTTTGCTGACTCTCCTTGCCGCCATAGTTGTCAAACGATTGGTGTAAAATAAAGTTGCGCCTCTTTCTTGCGCCTTCTTACAAGTCCAGTGGAAACCTCGCCGCCTGCCCTATTCCACTTAAGGAACTCAGCTGCAATCTTAGGGTCGTTTGGGTTAGCTTTTACAAACCTCAACAGCTGCGACTTAGCAAGGTTGCCTGCACCAAGGTTATAGCAGAAACTTACAAGCGCATCAAACTGGTTAGCGTTCACCTTGGTGCCGTTAAGCAGTCCAATCACGCTGCCCTCAAACTCCTTAAGATGATCCTTGAGCATCTGCACTGCTTGCTCTTTGGTTATGGTCTGCCCGAGCTTCACCTTGCTGCCGTCATGGTAGTAGGTTGCGCCGTAGCCAATGGTAGCAACACCTGCTGAGCAGAGGTAACTGGTCAAGCGCAAGCCTTCGAACTCCTGTATGAGTCGGATGCCGCTATCAGAGCACTTCATATTGGAATTGTAAGGTGCAGTAGTCCATTGATATTGCAGCAGTTAAAACTTCTATTTCAACTAAGCAAGTATTGTTGGTTGTTTCTGCTCTAATATCAAGAAGATCAATTTCTGCCAATGTACCTGGACCATAAGAATACTGCATCAATCCAAATAAGTTTTTCCCACTTGTAAAATTAGATGATACTGGAAGCGATAATTCAAATGAGCCAGTTGTTTGTGCAGTATCTAATAAAATTGATAGCTGAATTGAAACTGTTGCAATGCCACCCACCTTGATAAATGTTGCAGAATTAGGTGTTACTAAAATGCCGTTTACCACTCCACTTACTGTCGGTGTATAGCTTCCACTTGAAAACATATTTCCAACCTCAATCTGACTTGATGTGCCTTCAGGTGATTGTGTTGTGTTGCTTACGTCCACAATGTAGAGCAAGTCATTGCTTGCCGCTTCTGTGATTGCTACTAAGTCGGTAATTTTTACTCCTGCCATGATGTTTAGTTGTTAGTTGTATACTCGGATTTCGATTGATGTCCATTGAAAATTATCATCATCTCTTAGTATACCATCAATTCCTGTATATATTCCTGTGCTTTGCACATAATTACCAGTTCTTAATAATATATAAGGACTTGAAGTATTAGCTGCTATTCTAAAGAAATTTTTAACATCTCCGTAAACAATTGGACTAATAAAGGTCATAACTTTTCTATTGGAAGCTGGTGTTAGCCATTCAGAATTACTTGAAATATATTCACCAGCAGCATCTCTTATCCATGTAGGTGTAAATCCTAATGTATTTTCCAATACTTCAGCAATTGGATTATCAGTTCCACTTTGTCTCATTAATGCAGAGTAAACCTTGTATGGTCTTGCAATAGCACCCACCTCAATCGACTTACTTGTTCCTTCAGGACTTTGAGTTAAATCACTTACATCAACAATGTACAGCAAGTCATCACTTGCTACCGTAGCAAGTGGGGTTAAATCGGTAATTTTTACTCCTGCCATGATGTTTCTATAGGTTTGTAAGTTATCAAAGGTAAGGCTTTCACCCAATCAATTGAGCACTGCTCAACTTCTTCAATGCTGATTATGTGATTGCCGTCAGCATCCATGATAGGGTTAAAATAATTGTCGGGCATGAACTGAATGCCAATAAGGCTCTGAGCCTCTTCGTATGTGAGTTGATGTACTTGCATTATACTTGACGTGCTAATGTGGTTTGCATTGCTTGAATGGAGCTGTAAAGTGCGGCTGCTTCGCCATCAGTCAAGCCGCTGCCGATGGTTGCAAAGGCGCATTGCTTGGTAGAATAGTTACTAGTCACTCCATTATTATTTAAAGCACCAATATACATATTGATGTTAGGCAATGATAATGATGCAACTGTTCCACTTATAATTTTAGTGGAATTTCTCCATCCATTAACAACATTAGATGCAGTTCTATTTGCAATATATAATGCTCTTGAATCTGTATCTGCCACACTAATATATCCAGCAAGTGCTGTTGTTGCATTAATCCTAAAATATGAAATATTGCTAAATCTTGCATTCAAATTTGTGGCATTGGTTGCAGTTGCACAACCAATCTCGACCTGACTTAAATTTATATTGCTTCTTGAATAGTAGCTTATGTGGTGTGAGTTAAGTGTTGCAAATGTATTTGGATTAAAAAATGTATTTGCAAAAGTATTTGTACCATTTGGCAACGCACCATTTGCTGAGTGAGTCCATCCACCCGTAAAGGTTAAACGGAATGCAGCGTTGGTATCAAGTGGATTCTTAAGGTTGAACTTATGCGTTGTTGCCGTTCCTCCTACCATAGGATAAATCGCATTACACTTTGTCCATGTTCCATCTGCTTTCATAGTGGTTACCAATGTGCAGATGGCAGATGTGATAGTTGGGTCGGTGATGGCTGCTGCTGCAAGGAATGCAACTGCATCAGCATCGCAGCCACCATAAGCATAAGGGTTGACTAAAAAACTCATGCGTAAGTACCGATTAACATTACCTTCAATCCTTTCGCCGTTCCATTGCCAATCTGGTCAATGTCGATTGTTATCTCGCTATCATCGGCGAGGGAGGTGTCACTTATCACTGGAGCAGTGACAGCCGTTGTGCTCGTTGTTTCTGTATTGTCGATGGTTAGCTTAGTGCTTAGGATACTTGAGCCACTCTCATTGATGTCAACGGTGAATATGCTTCCACTTGCCTGAGCCGTTGTGAGTGATGCTCTTACCGCAGTTAGTGTCACCGCTCTCGGCATGCGGAAAGTAATCTTCGCCGTTCCGGCAGTTAGCGCAGTGCTCTCATCTGATGCAGCAACAACAAGCTCGAAAGGAGTGGCATAGTTACCGCTTCCAACAATGCTTGTGGAGTTGATTGTCTTGATGTTCGTGCCGCTAACCAGTGCATCTTGCTTGGCGTTTATCTGTGTTTGAATCGCAGAAGTTACACCTTTGACATAGCTTAACTCAGTAAGACTTGGATAGGTGGCTACTGGCAGAGATGCCAATACTCTTGCTGCGGTAAAGTATGCAATTTCATTTGCCGTTCCGCTTCCAGTTAAAGCATCAACTGGAGTACCGTCAAGATTCAAAACCCAAGAAGTATAAGTTCCGCTGCCAGTATGAGTCTTAATATCTACAACAAGCGCACCCGTACCAGCATTGTAGCTTGTGACTTCGCCGTGCATATGGTTTGCAGGGTCAAAGACAACAAGTATTTCTTGCAATGGAATGTAAGATAAATTTAAGTCAATAGTGAAATTCTTTGACCCGTTGCTTACGCTGTTCGATGTTGTTGAAGATGTCTTGTATCTATCAGCAAGTGAGTTAATAATTGGCGCAGCAGGGTTGGTATTGTCAACACTAATATTAGTGCCTGAGTTGACCGATGTTACTGTGCCTACTGGAATTGCAGGGAATGGTGTCGGTGTGCCTAATCCATCCAGGTAGTCGGTGACCAATCCTGTTGGCACATCAAACTTGCCATCGAAGGTGTTCCAATCGGTTGAGCTCAAATATCCATCAGTGCTTGTGTCCGCTTGAGTGATGCTGATGTCGGGCGCACTTCCTCCGCTTGAAGAGATTGGAGCTGTGCCACCTACCGATGTCACTCCGCCAACTGCAACAACCGCCCAAACAGCTGCGCCGATTGTGGCATCAGAGCAAAGGTAAACAGTGCCATCATCTAAACTCCATCGAGAACCTGCAACGAAGCCCTTAGAGCTGTCATCTGTAACTTGAGGTACAAATGTAAAGTTGTGCGTGACATCGCGAATTGTGAAGCCATTTTGCTCCATGTAATACAACCGTCCTGCTTCCCACTTTAGCTCGTAGCTTATCGAGCATATTTGCGCTGTGCCCTTTGCGCCTCCGTTGCCTGCATCGGTTGTTCCCTTGCGGAAGAAAGCACCGTTGTCAAATGAAAGCCCTGCATTTGCAATAAAGTCAATGTCATTGGTTGTGCTGTTGCCTAAGTCGGTAACCTCCTGCAATGTTCCAACTGCTCCGCCGCCGCCTGGCACATTTACCTCAACCACTCCAGGCGATGTGAGTGATGCTGTTACTCCTGCGCCTGTAAAGTTTAATGTAGTTGCAATCGGTGTCACCTCAACCCCTTCTTCCTCCACTGATATCGCACCACCTTCGCCACCAACTGCCACCAATGGATCAGCAGTCGTTCCGTTTCCGGTAATGGTTACACCATCAACAGCAACCTCAGTCAAGCAAGGCACACATGGCTGTAAGTCTGGAAGCGGAATGTCACCCGTTGCGCATGTATCATAGCAGCCGTCTTCAGAAGTTGTGATCACTTGCACATCCATATCAACGGAAACACAAGCCCACTCATAGTTTGCTGTTAATGTCTTAATCTCGTTTGCATATCCACTGGGAACAACCTCGTAGTTGATGACTCCAATACTTTGCTTGAATAATGGATCCGTTCCACTCGTTAGCTTGTACACTCTTGAAGCAAGCCAATCCTGTGCATCCTCCGCATCGCAAGGAAGATGGCTCTTGCGCACGATGGCATAAGCAGTCAAGGGGAACGAGGTAATGTACAACTGCTTGCAGCCGCTCATCTTGTAAGCATCAGTCTTGGCAACTGTTACCTTGCCACGCTTTGCCCAGAACAGGGTGCCGTTCTTTGCATCAAAGTTGGTAACAACTTCCGCCTGACCATTGCCGATGTAGTGCACCCAAGCTTTTTCGTTTCCGTTAGCGTTAAGCTCGCAGAGGTTGAACTGCTTGTCGAATATATTGGCGACCTCAACCCTTTGGTTAAGCCTTTCGATTATGGTCTTAAGTAGATTCATGGTTTGCTTATCTGATTTGATATCTGCTCAACTAATAAGTCTGCGTGTAGCTGAAGCATTGCCGATTGCTCTTCCGCTGTTGGTTTGAATATTGTGCCGTATAGCTTCTCCAATCCTTCCACCTTGCCAGCTTCATCTGCAACAGTGTAAATAGCAGAGTCAAAGCCTTCATTTATAATTGTAGTTTGATCCGTTGCAAATGACCGCTTAAGGAATCCTGTGAGCTCCAATGGTGGTCTGCCGTTCTTAGCTTTGATTTTTGCGTATGCCTCAGTGTATTTAACTGTTGGCAGGAAGTTGCCTGCTTGGTTTCTTCCTCTGCCAGTATCAATTCCAAAGATGCGAATGTACATCTCGCGCCT